TGTATTCTTTGCGATCTTTAACTGATTCTAATACTCCGGAAGATTTTACTTTGCGTTTCCATGTTTTAAGTGCGATTGCTAAATCTTCTCGAGATGTTCCAGGTACATGAACTCCTAATGCAGAACCTGGTAAAATCATTTGATGCTGTTTTTGTTTTTTACTCATTGTAACTCGTTTTGATTAAATTTATTTGGTTTTGGGTTAATTGCTGGTGCTTGTTGTTGTGCTCGCACATTGAAACGAAAATGTTTAATTTCTGGCTTCTGTGCAATGTATCCTTGTATTCTTTGTGATTCGCGAGCCGGATCTTCGCCTAATCTAAAATAAAAGTATCCAACTTTTCCTGATTTAGATATTGTTCGTTTAACTACAGTAAATCCTTTTCGTTCAGCCCATTCTTGAATTTCCGATGCTACCGACTGTGCTTCAGCAGGATCTCGAAGAACGTATTCTACACCTCCGCGGTAATCGGTAATGTTGTTAACTAATTGAGCTTCTTCGAGATCATCTTCAGTAACAATTTCTGGTTGTTTACCGGCCTTTGCTAATGTATCTAAAATTTTAGGATTTTTGTTTAAAACATCTGCTTTTACGTGTACAACTTTTGTAGGATCTACTGGTTTAGTAGTTGTCTGTTCCGTTAAACCAAAAAAGTCTCGATATAGTTTTTTAAGTTTATTCATTATTATACCTTATAATAAGTATTTTTCATTACATATCAAAGTAACGATTTAAATTTGCTCCAATATTTTCATATGCCATTGCCATTCGTTCTTGCAGCATTTTCATTTCTTTGCATGAATCTTCGAAGATTTTATAATCCTCTTGTAAACGTTTCGTTGCTTGTCGATATGATACTGCTTCAAACCAATCTTGTTTTTCAGTCATGATTCGTTGTGCAGATTCCACAATATTTCGAACGCGTTCTGCCATTTGTTCTAAATCGCCTTTACCATATACAGATTCTCCTAATGCTGTGAAGTTTTTTATTTCCTGCATTACTGCTAATTTTTCTTCTTTAGATAACGGCTTTGGTTGATCATCCATCAACGTTTCGAGAATCATTTTTAAATTTGGAGTATTCATATTATATCCTACATTTTCCATCTTCACAAAGTATCGATGTAATTGCATCATGTACTCGTGCGTATTTGTTTGGTTTTACATTGTTATTTACTGATTCATTCATATGTGTTGGACGCATAAATGCTCCATGTGTTGAAGGATTAGATACAAAATCCCAACAAATCAATTCAAAGTCTTCTTGTACTTCTACTGCACTTTCATTGCGAAGTTCTTTAACTGATCCTAATCCGCGCGATGAAATACCTAATGTGATTCCCGCACGAAACAGTTCTTTAAGAATTTTACCGGATGGCGTATCTAGTACTTGCACTGCGCCTTTTAAATCATCGCCATCCCACCATATTTTAAGCACATTGTGAGACACATTGTTCAAGTTAACTACAGATGATTCCGGATGATCTAATTCTCCTAATGCTCGGTGCTGATCGATATATTCTTTTTGATATCGCATACATTCACGTTGCAATATGTGTTTCGGATAAATTCTTCCATTCTGGTTTTTTGCACCCGCCCTCTGTAAAACTCCTTGCACTACAAAACCACCAGGTATTCCATATGCAGCACCATTTGATTCTGTTAAAGAACCCATTGGCTTGAATGGCATATATTCTACTATGAGTTGTTTTGACATGTTATTCTCCTAATGATCTTACTCGCTCTGAAATCTTTATTAATCGTTCTGATATTTTTGTTAATGCTTTTGAAGTGCTAGGTCCATATGCTGAACTAGTTACTCCGGATTCTGTCTTGAGTCTACTATTATAATTAACGAGTGTTTCAATTTCCTGCAGTTTTTTAGCAATTTCTTGTATTGTTTCTTTGACTCGTTTCTCAGGTGACTTTTTAGGATCTCCCGTTGCAAAGTCTCGATATCCTTCAATGAGTTGTTCATACTTACGTTCCAACACATCTTCTACTCGCAAGGTTTTATGTTTCTTTGTTGAAGTTCCAGGAGTATCAGTTAAATTTTTAGATGGATATTCATATGATTTATGTTGCCAATCGGCGTCATCCATTGAAAATGGAAATTTATCCATGTATTCTTCTTCTTCTGATTCTGGACGCTGATACCGCTCATCTTTAGATGAATACTGTGGTGGAGTGTTTACTGATTCATTCGTTTGACCACCTGCCCAAGTAAATTTTTTCTTTTTGAATTTTTTTTCTGAAGTGAATGCTCCTGGTACATTGTATCCAGCAACACCCCCGGTAGTACTTATTTCATCTAAATCTTCTGTTTCACAAACACACTCTTCCAATGTTTTATCACACGACCCACAATGATCTGCAGATTCTAGAACTAAAAACTTTTTTTCCATGTCTCGTAGAAATGAATTCATCGAACCTCCTTTAATTCTTTAATCAAATCAAAATAACGTAGCAAAGATAATACATGCGATTCTTTAATGGTTTTCAGATTTTCTACGTTGCACAACATTTCGGAAAGTTTTTCCACTTTTATTTTAACAACAGCATCATCAATCGTTTTTGCTGCATCAGCAAGTTGTTTTTTTATTTTTGGTATAATGGTCTGAACATATTCTCGAAGTGTTGCAGTGTCATTTACGTGAGTAATGTATTTGTTTAAAAGTTGTTTTTGTGATTCGTTCAATCCAGAATATTTTTCATTGAACTTGTCAATCATTAGTTTGTAAGTTAACAAACGAATTTCTTTTGGCTGTGATTCAAATGTTTCTAAAACTGCATCTTTCTTTGCAGCAACGCGTTCTGTTAATAGCCCGTGTTGAATAATCGCATTTTTACATTCCAACAGCTGTTTAGGATTATCCGTTTCAGCATGTTCAAATATCATGTTAATAGATGCTAAAACTTTGTAATTGCTTATGTGCATCTTAGATATGTTATCAAACACAAATTTTTCAGATATTTCTTTAACCAGATTGTATTTTTGTCGTTTTAATGCTGTAGAATTCAGTTTTTCATGTGCCGACTTTACAGTGCGGATGTAATCTAATGCTTGTGCCTCACTGCGAAATTGTTCTTTTAATAAAGCATTGTATAATTGCAATTCTTTTGAAAGTTCTGTGTTGCGTCCGAAGTATTTTTTAATGATATCTATAGTAACAGACTTATCTGATGACAAGGTCTCTGAAGTTAATTTTCTAACTAACATTTCAAATAAAATACCCGTATTCTTGTATTTTGAATGTTTTAGTTTCTTCATGGGTTGTTCAATGCCTTAAATTTATAATAAATATGGTTAGAATCATAAAATATTGTTTTCGTCCAACATAGTTCCTTTATCTGGATCTAGTTTATCAGCTGATTTCAATGTTTCGGTAATTATGCTTACTTTTTTATTAGTTCGCATACCTTTCACAATATTCTCAGTTCTGGATTTGAATCTAGGATCTGCTTGGAATGTAGTTTTCTGATTTTCTACATCAAATGCCTGATTTATTTGTTTCGTTCCCATTGGATCCCAACCCATAGCATTTTTATGTTGACCGTACTTAATTCCCTCCGGCGGACGACCTCCTGCATCTTTTTCTTCGACATCTTTGCTAGACATATGCACTGTTGCTAAGTCATGCGGTGTACCATAAGATACTCCGGTTAATGCTGGATCATTGCCTTCTTGTTCAATTTGATTCTGACGGAATCGAAGCTTCAAGTCTTCAATAACATTGTTTCTTTCTTGCAACCACTGATCTTCTGACATATTAAATATGTATTCATAAATGTATCTGTCAGAAACTAATTTGCTGTCCTTCATTGCATTAGCCAATGTAATCTTTTCATTCATTAATGCAACTTTTTGTTGATCATAGATAATGGATGGGGCAGTTAATTCTAATTCAAACCCAACTAAATCTTCGCCTTCAAATCCTTGTGCATATAAATGTACTACAGCAATTTTTGCTAGTTCAGACACAGCAATTTTTTGTATTCGTTCTATGGTTCTAGCAAATCTTATATCCATGGAAGCTAATGTAGATTTACCTTCAACTCCTTCATCATAACCTAAAAATGGCTTTGGTATCTTTAAAGCTGCCATCATTTTGTGTTTGATGTATTCAATATCATCCATTCCGGTAAATGTCATGCCTGGCAGTGTGTCTATCTGAGTAGATGATTGTCCTCCCCGCACCGGCAGATAATAATCTTCCAACATGTTGTTGATGTTGAAACGCAAATTGTAATTTCCGGTTTGAGGATCGATATGTGGAATCTTTTTCATTTTAGTCATGATTTGTTCCATGAAAGTATCTACCTCGTTAGGCGGAATATTTCCAATATCGATTTTAAAAATACGCTTTTCCGGAGCTCGCATAATACGATGTATAAGCATCGCATCTTCCATCAACATTAATTTCTGAAATTCTTTACGAGCGCCCTCCAGCATGGATCTACCGTACGGTAAAAAGTTAGAATCTGACAACATTCGAAAATGTGCAATTTCATACACATCATATGTTAATTGTTCAGAAGCTACATTTTTAAATTTAATTTCATATTCACCAGTAGCTTCATTATATTCTTCCCAACGTTCCATTTCATAACTTGAAAATGGACGAGCATTAATGATTCCAATTTCTTCAGCAATATCCAATTTTAAAAAGAAATCACCATACTTTGTCATGTTGCGAATCCATGACCACAAGTTGAATTCAATGTTCAGAATATCATAAAATAAATTGTAAAGTATTTTTTGCACTCTGGTGTTTTGTGCTCGTATTGTTAACACATCACCGAATTGATCAGCCAATGTAGATTCATCTGAATATATATCTAATGCTGAATTTATAATAGGATCTTTATCCATCATTTCGTAATCTGCATACAACTGCATACGATTCTGATGCATATAATAATTGGAATCATATCCACCCATTCCACCAACTCGGTGTTTGTTGGATCCGTGGAGTCTAGTATACCGATCTGCTACTTTGCT